GCATGGGTGGCCGTGTGCGCAGAGATGCTGGTGTATTCTCAATTGTGCAAGCAGTAGGCGTGTAACCTTCTTGCTGTTAATCTACAGCAATAAGCCCAACTCCAGTGCAGGTTTTACCATTTTCCTGCACAGGATTGGGCTTTAGGTGGCAACTAAAGTTAGGTTTAATAACATATACAATGGAAAAATTTACACGCGAAGAACTTGTAGCTAAAGCAGTTGCACACTTCGAAAAATTGAAAGAAGAAAATTCAGTACTGGCTTGTGAGGATGGGCAGTTCTTTTTGGATAACGCAACAAGCCGCGGCCAATTAGCTACCCATTGCAAAGAGTTGGATTTGGAGTTTTACGAAATTGACCGTGCTGAGGTTGGAGGTAAATCTTCAAAAAAAGAGGCTGTGATTGATTTTGCAAAAATGAATAAAGCACAGCTCACGGCAGTTGCTCAAGAAAAAGGAATCACCATTCCTGAAGGAGCAACCAATAAGGAGATTGTTGCTTTGCTAACAGCAGAACCTGGTACAGAAAAAGGAACTGAATCAGCAGCCGGAGAAGCTGCTAATAGTGGCGAAGCTGAATAGCATTTTGCGGGATAGAGAAGTGGTCATCTCGTTTGGCTCATAACCAAAAGGTCGGGGGTTCGAATCCCTCTCCCGCTACAAATTTTAAGACGATGTTAAAGCGAATTAAAAACATATTGATCACTTGGGATGGACTTTGGAGCATTCCGGTTGCTGGTGTCATCCTAATGTTGGTGAGTGGTTTGCTATTGGAGCTAAACCCTACAGCCGATGTAATTGGTATTGGCATGGTGCAAGATGTATTTACAGCAGCTTTTAGAGTCGTAGTCGGTAACATGTTTGCACAGGTTGGCTTAGCTATTAATGTGTTTTTGTTTTTCGGCCTTACAGTTAAAGAGTTTAAGTTATTTTTTGATATACAAAAGACATGGGTAAAATTCTCTCTTATTGTGGGCTTATATGCCTGCTACTTATTGGCGTTTGTGCTTGCGCTTCCGTAGGCACTTCGCCTGCGAGAGATAGCCTTGCCAAGGTATATACTTCATTTATTGGTGTAAATGAAGCAACCGGGCGAAATGATGGCAAGCAGGTTGAAGCTTTTCAGGCTGTAACCGGAAATAGAAAAGGTGATGCATGGTGTGCCAGCTTTGTTGCGGCTTGTTTAAGGTGGAGCAAGTTAACCACTTGGCGAAACGGAAATGGAGCAGCACGGAGTTGGTTTAAGGCTGCCGATGTTGTGTATGATCGGAACGTGCATGGGGTTAAAAACTTTGTAAAACTAGCGGCTAAAAGAGGCAACACGGGCAGCTTGTTTTATGCTAAGTTAAACCGGATAGGTCACATCTTCTTTATTGAAAACATGAGCCGTGATGGTCAGTATGTGATTACGGTTGAAGGTAATACCAATAACGGATTGAGCAGAGAAGGTGATGGCGTTTACAGTTTGAGGCGCAGAGTCAGGAATATTTATTCAGTAAGTGATCACGTAAAAAAATGAGAATAGCTATTTGTTTAAGATTTTTATTTATAGCCAGCCTTATTGCTTTGGCAATGTTTGGGTGCAGTAAGAAAGTGGTTAATACTAGTGATGTAAAACATGAAGCCTCAACCGAAGCCTCTAAGGTTACTGAAGCTAAAGTAACCGAAAAGGAAAAGGAAATAATCCCTGCTACAGATATTAAGATAACGCAACCAAACCCGTGTGATAGCAATGGCAAACTGAAGGTAATATATGTTGAGGTTGGCAATGGTAACAATAAAGCTATACTGGATACGCGCGATGGTAAACTGAATACCCGGTGCAAGTGCGACAGCTCCATAAAAGCATTAGAGCGCGAGATATACCTACGGGATAGTGCATACAGCAAGCGTGATACTATATATCAAAAGGCAGTTGAGTATAAAGAGGTTACTCGAAAATATATACCGCTTTGGTGCTGGGTAGTAATGGGTTCACTAGCGGCCTTATCGGTTATTGCCATTTACGCATTTTTTAAAACGTTAATAATCAAATTTAGATAATGGAAAATTTACCTTCAGTAGAAGTATCCCTTCAGGAACAAAGCACTATTTCGGTAGGCGAAGACAATATTTGTGGTTTAGTAGTATCAGGAGTTGCCGTAGCTGGCCAGTTTGCCCTTGGTGATGTGCTTGGCCCTTTTTACAGCGTGGCTGATGCTGAGGCAAAAGGAATAAATGCAGCATATGACACTACCAATACAACGGTTGCGCATAAGCACATTAAAGATTTTTACGATGAAGCTGGTGAAGGCACCAAGTTGTATGTGATGGTGGTAGCCAAAACAGTAACCTTAGCTCAAATACTTGATAAGGATTTATTGTTTGCCGCTAAATTGATGGACAATACAGCAGGAGAAGTAAGCTGCATTGCCGTTGGAAGAACTCCAGCAGCCGGGTATGTAGCTACCTATGAAAACCAATTTGATGCGGATTTGTGGGCAGCAGTAACCAAGGCTAAGGCATTTAGGGCAGATCAGTTTGCAAAAGGCAGAACATTGGCTACAATCTTAATTGAAGGTAGAGATTTTCAGGGTACTGCTTCAAGTGCTAAAGACTTTAGTTTGGCAGCAACTGGTGATGCTGAATTTGTAAGTATTGTTATTGGAAATGATAATGCTTACGCAACCGCAAATGCTCATGCTGCTAAGTATGCTGCTGTGGGATTGGCTTTAGGAACTGTGGCAAGCGTACAAGTGCAACGCAATATTGGGCGTGTGCTTAATGGCCCTCGGTTAACTGTTGTACGTGCCGGGTTAAGCAACGGAGCTGCAATATCTACTTTTAGTGCAGCTGCATTAAATACCTTAAACGGTTTTAGATATTTGTTTTTGTGGCAACAACCGCGCAAGAGCGGATGGTATTGGAATGGTGATCATTGCCTTTGCCCTGTTGAGCGTTTGTATAACGCAATTAGCCGTTGCAGGCCAATAATGAAAGCCATTCGTATTGTGAACGCAACCTACGTAGAGCAGTTGCTTGATGATCCTGAACTAGACCCTGAAACTGGCAGATTGGATGCTGCCGCAATTAAGGACTTTCAATCATCGGTACAAGTTGAAATAACCGAGCGTATGATTACGCAAGGTGGGCCAAAAGAAATTTCGGGAATCACTTGTATTTGCGACCCAACCCAAAATGTGCAAGCCACAGGACGAGTTAAAACTAAAATCAATATTGTGCCAAAAGGCATGACTAAAGGTTTTGATGTGGAAATTGGATATGTAACATCGCTTAATCAGTAATATATTATGATAAACGGATTTGAATACAGCTGGGAAGACATCAGCATCAGCCTTCTAAAAAGGTTAATTACCGGATTTACTGCCATTGAATACACAGCCAGCAAGGAGCATATGAATGTTCGTGGCAGGGGCAGCTTGCCAGTAGCAATGGGCAGAGGGCGTAAAGATTTTATGGGCAGCATTACCATGTTGCAAAGCGAAGTGGAAGCCATACAAGCAAGTTTGCCTAAAGGTAAAGACTTGACCGACTTGGCACCTTTTAAGGTGATTGTGAGCTATGCTCCTGAAGGTGGTGTGGTAACTACCGATGAGTTGTTGTATTGCCGATTTTCATCATTGCCTAAAGGCATGAATGAAGGTGATGGGAATATGGCTATCACATTGCCATTAGTGATTGGAAAAATTAATTACAACGTTTAATATTTTAAAACAAAATGGAAGCAACAACCGAAACAAAATGGGCTGAAGGAAAGCCTGCCGAACTAAATCCTGAAGCGATTGCTAAGTTAAAAGAAGATCAAAGCATTGACTTGGTAATTGAAGTAAATGTAAAAGGTAAAAAAGCGTGGTTTAAAAATGTGGATATGAAAACCAACGCAGCGGCCAAGGCACAAAAAACAGGAGATGGTTATTACAATACCATAGCTAAGAACTGCTTTATTGGTGGTGACCCGGATTTGATTAATGATCCAAAACTTTTCCATCATACCAAAACGCAACTAGATGACTTGGTATACTGGCTACCTGTTGAAGTAAAAAAGTACTAACCGAAGCAAAGCAGCGAGTGGCCAACGACTCGCTGCTTCGCATGAATGCATTGCTTCGGTATTATTTTAGAATTGATAAACCTGAAGAGCTGCCAATTGAAGAGTGGTGTTTGAGGGTTGCCGAGTTGGAATATGTAAGAGAAAGTGAACGATCAAAATCTGCAAGTTTTTTTGCCGATCTATTTAAAAGAAAATGAGTACGAAAGTAACCGAATGGGTTTTAAAGTTTAGAGAGAACGTTAATCCGCAAATGGATAAGGTTCGAAAAACCTTTGAAACGGGTTATGATCGTATGAAAAAAATGGAGCGCGGCTTTGCTGATACTCGCAAAGAGTTAGGAAGATTTGACAATAGCATTGACGGCCTCAACAAAAAACTTGATGAATTAACCCGCAAGCGCAAAATAACTGTAGATACTTCAGAGTTTGCTCGGTTAGGTAAAGAAATTGAAGGCGTGAACCGTCAGCTTGCCTATATGGATAGTTATGGCAAACGAGGTGGCGCATTTAGCCGCAGCAACTTTACCCAAGCCATTAACCAAAGCCCACTACTAGGTGGTATAATGCCATTGGCAACCAACCCTTATGTAATGGGTGGAGCTGCTGTGGCGGCTGGAGGCAGATTTGCTTATACCGCAGGTATGACCAGGTTTGGTTACAACCAAGATTTTGCCAAAATTAATGCCACTGCGCAATTAGCTCCTGAACAACTTGGCTATTTGAGGCGCGATGTAATGGAAATGGGTAGAGGCAGCGCAACGGATATTAAAACGGTTCCCGGTGCTTTTGAGCGAATTTTAAGTGCAACCAATAATGTTGAACTAAGTAAACGAATTTTAGCGGCTTCGCTTAAAGGAAGCCAAGCAGGGTTTGCCGATGTAAACGATGTGGCAAGCAGTACTGTTGGCATTATGAATGCCGTGGGTTCAAATAAAACCAATGCCAATGAAGTGCTTGATGTGTTGTTTGCGAGTAAGCGTTTGGGAGTTGGCGAGTTTAAAGATTTTGCGCAATACCTACCATCTGTTATTACCCAAGGTACCGCTTTAGGATACAATTTTAAAGATGTGGCTGGCATGTTCTCATACCTTACTACTAAAGGTTACAATGCTGATAGGAGTAACATGCTCATGAGCAATGCGTTTACCGCATTGGCAAAACCTGAAGTATTAGGCGATCTGAAAAAATACGGAGTTAAAACTTACGATAGTAAAAACCAACGGTTACCGCTCTTTGAAATTTTTGACCAGTTGCAAGGTACAATGGCTGGTAAAACGCAACAGCAACGAGATGTAATGATGGCCGACATTATTAAGGATGCTCAAGCTCGTGAGGCATTTAATGCATTGGTACGAGATACCAAAACATTAGGTGATATGATGCAGCAAACCACCAAAAGCAGTGGTGAAATGCAAAAAGCGTTGGATAAAACGGCCAACGAAATGAATGAGTTAACAAAGCTGAGCAATAATTGGGAAGCTTTTAAGGACAACCTTGGTAAAGCTGTTGCTCCAGCTTTGGTGAGTGTTATTTCTAATTTAAACACGCTTTTTGATAGAGAAAATAGAGAGTCGGTACTTTCTGAAATGAGTCCTGAAGAACGCATTAAGGAGTTAAGACGAGCCGCATTGGCTGATTATAGAACACCAAACAAAACAGGTACCAATATTACTAGGTTGGTGCAAGAGTATGGAATGCAAGGTTTGTCTTACAGCGAAATGCAACCGTTGTTAGCTGATTTAGATGATCAGGCAAACATGAAGGTAAAGAGTAAAGCAGGGTATATGTTAAAATACGGTTTGTCATCTAATCCTTTTGGCAATAGTTCTGCATCAAACACGCCTGCTCCATCAAATCCTGACCCCACAATTAACTCAACTCTTGACAATATTAGTGGCGGTGGTGGTGTTCGCAACTTCAGCGTGAATATTCATACAATGAAAACCGCTGATACCATTGAAGTATCAGGCACCAGTCGCGAAGACTTGAGCAAATCAGAGCAGGACTTTTTAGACATGATGATGCGTGTGGTTCAAGGTGTTGAATTAGCTGCGGGAGGGGCTGGATAATGGAAGAGTTTGTAATTAGCCAAGCGGGTGTAAGGTATAATCAAATTGTAGGCGGCAGTCCCGAAACGGAAGTGAACAAACGCATTTTTGCGATCACAGCCGGGGAGTATGATTTGCTTAGCTTGTTTCGTAGGGTGTTTGGATTTAGGGGTATTCCTTATGGTGTTAAAGATACATCGCTCAAGGATAGAATGAACCAAGTGGAGCATGATGGACAAAGCGATGTATTTACAGAGCGCGAACCATTGGGTGGCTTTTCGGCATTGGGTACGCCCATATTTCAACCTTTAACATTAAAAGATATTGGCACTACGAGGCCGCAGGTAATTGATGGTGTGGAGGAGCCTATCAGAATAGCTGATTTTAGGTTACCCAATGAGCCATTGGTTACAATTAGCAACACTAAAAGGTTGATTGAGACACCAACTGCCGGAGGCACACAAGATGTTATAGAGCATATTTCGCTCAATTATTACACGCTTAGAATACAGGGCTTTATTGTCAATATGGAAACCGATGATTACCCCGAAGATGAAGTAAGGCGGTTGAGGAGTTTTTATGAATTAAGGCGATCTATCGAAGTTGAAAGTCCTATTTTATCATTATTCAATATCAATTTAATGGCCTTTAAAACATTGAGTTTGCCAGCAGTAGAAGGGCATCAATGTATACAAGGTTATGAAATAAATGGGCGAAGCGATAAGCCTTACCAATTAGTAAAACGACTCAATGCTTAACCTTACTTGTGAAATAATAATTGGAGATTATGTATTTACCGAGGTAAATGCGGTACAGATACGCAGTGGCCGTAATATACTTACAGCAACTGCTACAATTGTGCTGCCTAATATTGATGGCAATACCATTGGCGACCCAACCGTGCTGGATAATGCTATTGCTGTAGATGATGAAGTTGAAATTAAACTTGGATATGATGGCGAAAACTTTACCGAATTTGTTGGCTTTGTAAAAGAAAAGCGGCCTAATATGCCCTTTACCATTGTATGCGAAGATGCCATGCGCAACATGCGCACTCCGTTTTCAAAAACGTATCCATCTGTAAAGTTAAAAGAATTAATACAAGAGCTTGTTCCTGATGTTGTATTTGGCCCTGTACCTGATGTAGAATTAACTGATTTTAGGGTTAATGATGCTACAATACTTCAGGTATTGATGGAGATTAAGAATACCTATCCGGGCATTGATTTGTATTTTAGGAATGGGAAGCTGTATGCAGGGTTACCATACGAAGAGCAAGGCAGCGAAAGGGTGTATTATCATTTACAGGATACCATTATAAGGCATAATCTTTTGTTCACTAAAGAGAGCGATTTGCGTATTAGGGTTAGAGCTGTGAGCACCGATGTAACTGGTGAAAAAATTGAAATAATTATTGGTGATAAGGATGGCGATAGCACAACACTTAATTTTAACAACTTGAGTATGGTTGACCTAAAAACCCAAGCCGAGCAGAAACTGAAGTTTTTAAAAATTAGAGGGTATAAAGGCAATGTAGTTACTTGGGGCATACCAAGAATTAAGCATGGTGATATAGCCCAATGGGATGATAGGTTTTATCCTGAAAGGCGTACTGCTAATTTTATTGATGAAGTAGTAGTGGATTTTGGAGCAAATGGATTCAGGCGAACATTAACACCGGGATTAAAATCAGAAAACAGATGAAAGAGCAGGAGTTGATTGATAGGTTGGTTGCAGTTTTTAAAAACCGTGAAGCTTTTGTAGTTGGTAAGGTTTCCGATGTAACTAATGCTGCATGTACTGTATCACCAATAAATGGTGGTGAAAAAATTACTGGAGTAAGGTATGCAGTGGAGGAAAGTGGGGTTAAATACACGCCAAAAGTTGGGGCCTTGGCATTGGTAGCTATCGACAGGGTAAATAAGATGCAAAGCAAGTATTACTTAGTAATGTGTAGCAAGTTTACCTCGATTCAAATAGCTGTTGATGGGGCAAATCAGCTGTACAGTATGGCTAAAACTGAAACGTTAATTGAAGAGCTAAACAAAACAAACGCGGTGTTGTCAGCTATTTTAACTGCAATTAACTCTTGGGCTCCTGTGCCTAATGATGGTGGCGCAGCCTTTAAGACGCTTTTAACAAGTGCATTATCGGGTAAGCAAATTGGTAATTACAGCGGCATTAAAAACGAGAATGTAAAACATGGCTAGGGTACAAAAAGATATAATGATTGGTGAAGATATGGACATACTTATTGTTGATGGCAATTTGGTGTTCGGAGATGCTACTATGCAGCACCAGCAAGTTATTCTTTTGGCTCATAAGGGAGAGTTAAAAGCGTCTCCATTGCTTGGTGTTGGGGTTAGTGATTGGTTGCTTGAGGACGATGATAATATGCTTTCGTTAAAAATTGAAATTCAAAAACAATTAGAAAGTGATGGTTTAACCATTAGTAAGCTCGATACAATGAGTAGGCCAATAAAGTTGGAGGCAAGCTATGAATAGGGT